GCAGCAAAACCCGACGAGTGAACAGTCAGCTATATTAAAGCGTGATTGGTGGAAGCGTTGGGAAAAGAAAGAGTTGCCCCCTTTGGAGTATGTGATGCAGAGTTATGATACTGCGTATAGTAAACAGACGACTGCTGATTATAGTGCGATAACCACATGGGGTGTATTTTATCCTAGAGAGGGTGAACCACCAAACATTATTCTTGTAGATGCACAGCGTGGGCGATGGGATTTTCCTGATTTGCGTAGGCGAGCGTTAGAAGAGTATAAGTATTGGGATCCTGAATGTGTGTTAATTGAGGCGAAAGCTTCAGGTATGCCGTTGACGCAAGAGTTGCGAGCTATGGGTATTCCAGTACAGAATTACAGCCCGAGTAGAGGAAATGATAAGTTCACTCGTGTGAATTCAGTTGCACCTTTACTTGAAAGTGGGTTAGTATGGGCTCCAGATACTCGATGGGCAGAAGAAGTTGTTGAAGAGTGTGCTGCTTTTCCTGCAGGGGAGCACGATGACTATGTTGATACGGTTACACAGGCTTTACGCAGATTTAGAGAGGGAGGCTTTATCCAACACCCAGAAGATTATGAGGAAGAGGATACAGGTCCTAGGATAAGGAATTATTACTAATGGCACAAACCCCACGCCCGAGCAATATTGATAGAGCATTAGTGCAAGCCCCCAATGATTTTTTAAGTTCGGAAGAAGTTGATCTTGCTCAACAAGAAGATGATTTTCTAAATGTGGAAATTGTAGAGAATGATGAAGGTGCTGAAATAACTTTTGGCGAAGATGAAGAAATCTTTGGCGGTGAGCCAGAAAACTTTTTCGATAATTTAGCCCCGATGGTTTCTGATGAAACTTTAACAGGTGTGGCAAGTTATGTGTTGGATTCTGTAGAAGAAGACCGTAATAGCCGTGATGATTGGGAAGATACGTATATCAAGGGTTTAGATTTACTCGGTATGCGGTATGAAGCTCGGACTGAGCCCTTTGAAGGTGCTACTGGTGTTATCCACCCGTTAATGAATGAGGCTGTTACGCAGTTTCAAGCCCAAGCTTATAAAGAGATGTTACCGAGTTCAGGACCCGTCCGTGCCAATATTGTGGGAACTTCTACCCCTGAGATAGAGCAGCAAGCTAAACGTGTCCAAGAATTCATGAATTACCAAATCATGTACGAAATGGAAGAGTACGAGCCAGAGTTTGACCAGATGTTATATTATCTTGGTTTGGCAGGTAGTGCTTTTAAGAAAGTATACCGTGATGAATCGTTAGGGCGACCAGTAAGTAAGTTTATCCCTGCGGAAGATGTTATTGTACCTTACGCTGCTACCGATATAAAAACAGCAGAACGTGTAACTCATGTTATTAAGATGTCTGAAAATGAGTTACGCAAGATGCAGGTATCGGGTTTTTACCTTGATATGGATAAAAAGGGTGGTAGCCCAGACAACAGTGATTCTATTACTGATGCTTATGATGATATTGAAGGCAGATCCCCTACAGGAACTGATGAACAGTTTACTTTGTATGAGTGCCATTGTTTTTTGGATCTCGATGAATACCCAGATGTTGATGCAACAGGTGAAGATACAGGTATAAAGCTCCCATACATTGTAACTGTTTGCTTTGATACAAGCGAAGTGCTGAGTATTAGGCGTAATTATAGCCCTGAAAGCCCAAGAAAAGATAAAATACCTCATTTTGTGCAGTATAAGTTTACTCCAGGACTAGGTTTTTATGGTTTTGGCTTGATTCACTTGCTTGGAAACTTATCCCGTACCGCTACAGCTAATTTACGGCAGTTAATTGACGCAGGTACCTTGAGTAATATGCCTGCTGGATTTAAAGCGAGAGGTTTACGGATCGCAGATGAGGCAAACCCACTATCTCCTGGAGAGTTTAGGGATGTAGATGTTCCTGGAGGTGATTTAAAAGCTTCTTTAATGCCGTTACCTTATAAAGAGCCCTCTGGAACGTTGTTTCAGTTGATGGGTTTTGTAGTAGAAGCAGCCCAACGCTTTATTGGGACAACTGATATGGGTATGGGGCAGGGTAATCAAGAAGCACCTGTCGGTACAACCATTGCTTTGTTGGAACGTGGCTCAAGAATTGTGAGTGCGGTACATAAACGGCTACATTCGTCTATGAAATCAGAGTTAAGGATGCTAGGACGGCTATTTGCTGAAGATCCTACCCCTTACCCTTATAATGTGGGTGTAGATGGGCAGATAAAAGCCCAAGATTTTGATAGCAGGGTAGATATCCTCCCTGTAAGTGACCCAAACATCTTTAGTATGTCACAAAGGGTGGTTTTGGCACAAGAACAGTTGAAATTAGCCCAAGCAGCCCCTGAATTACACAACTTATATGAGTCATATAAGCGTGTTTATGAGGCATTAGGGGTCAATAATATTGAGCAGATTTTAAACCCAGAACCGCAGCCACAGCCTTTAGATCCGTCAATGGAGAATCAAGAGGCAAGTAAAGCAGCAGCAGGACAGGGTCAAATGAAGGCTTTCCCCGACCAAGACCATGATGCTCATATTGCGGTACACTCAGCGTACATGAATAGTAAGATTGCCCAGATGCAAGCACCTCTTTTGATGACGTTAGAAAAACATATCTATGAACATTTAGGTTTGAAAGCTCAAGTTCAGCACGATCAGCAAATGGCACAAGATCCACAGGCACAGCAACAACCGCCTGAGGAACATGCTAAGATGATTGCTCAAATACAGGCACAATTAATTACTGAGTACCAACAGGCACAACCCCCTGCGGAAGAAGATGATCCTCTTGTACGCATAAAAGAACAAGAGTTGCAGTTACGTCAACAAGAAATGGCTGCTGATCAAGAAAGTGACCAACAAAAGCTTGCGTTAGATCAACAGCGAGCTCAACAAACTTTCCAGTTAGGGCAAGACCGCATTGATAGTACAGAAGATATAGCTCAGATGCGAGCTCGTATTGCTTTACAGAAACAAAGTCGGACAAGGGGCTAGTATTATGGCTGCTAAGAAAAAGAAACCAAAAGAAAAAGGAGCTCTTCATGTCGCGATTATTATTGGCGAGAGTAAAAATTCTGATAGAGGATCTGGGGGCAGCAACCGTCAAGGTTTGTACCACGGTGGGCAACCTGAGTTTATGGGGAGTGCCTATCCTTCAGCCGATACTGACAGGATTAGTCGTGGTGGTGGTGCTGCGTTTGCTGGGATAAAATTTAGAGGAGTAAAATAAATGGATAAACGGTTAAAGCAGCTCGTACAATTAGCTGAAGATGGCAATGAAGAAGCAGCTTCTGATATTGCTAGAGAATTCCCTGACCAATTTGAAAAGATATTTGGTATCCCTATGCCTAAGTTGGTTAAAAAACGTGACGGTGGTATCATCGATAAAGAGGAACTCGTGACTCCTACAAACAAAAAACCTAGAGGTAAACCTCAAGGGGTAGGCAAAGCTATTAAAGGTTATGGGCGAGCTTATATGTCATGACCGAGTTTGATAAAGCTGACGCAGATAAAAACGGTAGTATTGATAGGAATGAGTGGAACCGACTTGCTTTAGAAGACCGTCGGCTTGAAATCGCAGATCATGATCTTAAACGCAACGCTGAACGTAGATTTACAGGCATGGCGTTGATGGGTATGTTGATTTATCCTTTTATTATTTTACTTGCTTCTGTGTTAGGTTTTGATAAAGCAGCCACCCTTATTACTGATATCGCGAGTGTTTACGTTATAGCTGCTTCGGGTGTTGTAGCTGCGTTTATGGGATTTAATGCTTATTCTGCAAAATCTGATAACAAGAAAAGCTCTTTTGAATTTGACAAAGGGGAGCAGTAATGGAAAACGATATCATTATTGAGCAATCAGCTTCTACAATAGGTACTAAAACAATAAATATCGGTACAGGTGGCTCAAGTGATGTTGAAGCAGGGATTGAGTTTATTTACTCTATGCGTGAACATTTAGTTGATGTTAGTGTAGCGACTATTTATGGTCTTGTGGTTTTTGCAGTTGTTCTGTGGTTGAAAAAGAAATTCTCTTAAAGGAGAAAACAAATGAGTTTGATTAGCAGCCTCATCGGTCCTGTTTCTGGGTTACTAGATAAAGTTATAGAAGATAAAGATCAAAAGGCTAAGTTGGCACATGAAATTGCGACGATGTCAGATACTTATGCCCAACAGTCTTTGCTTGCACAGCTAGAAATAAATAAAGCGGAAGCTGCATCTGGTAGTTTGTTTAAAGGTGGTTGGCGACCTTTTGTTGGATGGATATGCGGTGTTGCTTTGTTGTATCACTTTATTTTAACACCTTTGATTTTATTTGTAGTTGGTCTTTCAGGGGCAACTATACCGCCTTTACCTGAGTTTGATATGAGCAGCCTGATGACAGTATTAATGGGTATGCTTGGTTTAGGTGGGTTAAGGACTTATGAGAAACAAAAAGGATTAACAAAATGAAAATGATAGACATCGGTACAAACATGGCAGGAGACCCTGTTTACAATGTTGTGAATGAAGATGGAACGTTGTTTAAAACTACGATTTATACAAAGGCAGAAGCCCAAGCTATTATTGTTGGTGATACTACTGATCCAGAAATAATTGACGCAACGGCTAATATCGTTATAACTACCACCTTTTCTGATGAACCTGACTACATGTCTATGAGTAAGATCGAGCTTGAAAAGTTAATGCGTATGCACGATGTTGAATTAGACAGACGAAAAACAAAAGAACAACTACTAACGGAAGTGCAAACTTTTTTTGAGGAGACTAAAGAGTGAATGCTAATTTTGACAAATGTTTAGAAATGCTTCTTGAACATGAGGGCGGTTTTGTAAACCACCCCCGTGATCCTGGAGGTATAACTAATCTTGGCGTTACTAAGCTCACTTATGAACGGTGGCTTGGTAGATCTGTAACTGAGCAAGAGATGCGTGATCTAACAGTAGAGCAGGTAGCTCCGATCTATAAAAACCAATACTGGGATAAATGCAAATGTGATGATTTGCCTAGTGGGGTTGATTGGTCTGTATTTGATTGGGCGGTAAACTCAGGTCCTGGACGTAGTGCGAAAGCTTTGCAGGGTATTGTAGGAGCAACGCAAGATGGCGGTATTGGTCCTCAGACTTTAAAGTCTGTTTCACAGTATGAGCCAAAGGATATGGTTAATAAAATGCACGACAAACGCCAAGGTTTTTATGAGGGTTTGAAAACATTCGACACTTTTGGTAAAGGTTGGACACGCAGGAACCTTGAGACCCGAGAAAAAGCTTTAGAGTTACTCGCATGAATGAGCTTTACATTTATGAGAATATGCTTAAAAATGTTCGTGATAGGCAAAGTCTTATACAAGAGTCCTTATGTTTTGGTCCTGTAACAGATTTTACTTCGTTTAAAGAACTACGAGCTCGGCTTGATGAGCTTGCTAAAACAGAACAGGATTTAAAAGACCTGCTAAATAAGGTGAACAAAGATGAGTAAAACACTATATGTGCCAGACTATATTGCTAAGAAAAACAAAACAGAAAAACAAAAAGAAAAGGGCGAGCTTGAAAAAGCGTATGTAACTGCCCAAGAGAGGTTCTTAGAACCTTCAAAAATTACCGAGAGTGCTTTAGAAAAACTACCACAACCGACTGGTTGGCGTCTTTTGATATTACCTTATCAGGGTAAGAAACAAACGGCAGGTGGAATTATTGTTCCCGATGAAATACGGGATCGTGAAGCTCTTGCCACAGTATGTGGCTATGTACTGAGAGTTGGTCCACTTGCGTACCAAGACTCAGATAAATTTGGCGAAGGCTCCGATCCTTGGTGCAAAGAAAAGGATTGGGTTATCTTTGGCAGATATGCGGGAAGTCGTTTCAAAATTGAAGGGGGAGAAGTCCGCATTCTTAATGATGACGAAATTATAGGTCGCATTAAACACCCTGATGATATTTTGCATCTTTAACCACATGGAGTGACCATGCCACAAGCAGCACAACAAGAAGACCAAGAGGTAGAACTGGAAGAAACATCGTCTGACGAAGTTGAAGTCGAGGTTGTTGAAACAGAAGAGCCAGAATCTAAACCCGAACAATCTAGTGATGAGCTAGAACAATACAGTGAGGGTGTGAAAAAACGTATTAGTAAGCTGACCGCTAAAATGCGTGAAGCAGAACGTCGTGAACAAGCAGCTATTCAGTTTGCTCAATCAGCTAAGTTAGAGCTAGAAGAAAACCAAAAGAAAAATGCTTCTTTAGATTCTTCGTTTGTTCAAGAGTTTGAAAATAGAGTTAAGTTGCAAGACCAACTCTATAAAAACCATTTGAAAGAAGCTATTGACCGAGGCGATGTTGACGGTCAGGTAGAAGCTCAACG